TCAAGAAGTCTCGAAGTTGTTTGAACCGCTTCTCGATGCGTTCGAATTCCGTCATGTCGTTGCCTCTTTCTTGATTCTCCAAACGATCATCATCGAGCCTCTCGACGACATCCGCCGAATGCCGCTGTCCTCGATGAATCCGGCCTGTGTGAGTTCCGTTCGGCGTTTGCCGATCGAGTTCATGTATTGCTTGGTTACGCTCGCGAGTTCCTCATCCGTGAGGCCGTCTGGATTGTTTCGCAATGCTTCGAGCGCGAGAGCGCGTCCGCTTCCTGCTCGCGGCGCGGCTCGCTTCGCGGCCTCGATCGATGTCTCTCGATCGTTGGTTCGATGCATACCGAGAGAGAAGAGAGAGCCGATCGGAGGAGGAGCGTCTCCGGCTCGCATCATCGGATCGTGCTTCATCGCTCCTCCTCTCTGCGCTCGATGCGAATCGTGCGATCGAAGCAGAGCGCGACTGTGATCTTCGCGTCCTTGGGAACGCGCTTCATTTCGAGGAATCCGAGATCGTCTCCGTTCTCGGCGATGAGCCAGATCCGATCGCCTTCGTAGGCCTGCCGGATGACGCGGCCAAAGTGCGACGGTTTGTCGATCGGTTGTTTCATGTGGTGGCCTCCTCTCCTTGGGAGGGAGCATTGCTGCTCCCTCCCATCCGAGGAGACGGCGCGTCCTGCGCTTTCGGACTGGCGATGATAGCAGCGCGGTCGAGCATTCCGCGAATCCATTGCATCGCGACGAGATCTTCCTCGGTCGTTGCAATCGAGCGCGAGAGGAGAGATTCGAGGCCTTGTCGCGCTCGCTTCGAGAGATAGGGCCGATTCATTTGATCGAGATCCTCGTTCCTCGTTCCATGAGATTCGCGAACGGCAGACTTTCGCCTGCTTCGAGCCGAGCGCGAATCGCGTCTTTGTTTGCTGTCACGACCGTCTTTCGCTCGATGGCCCACTCGGGGAGTTCCTCTGGCCCGACGCGGAGATCGAGCGGAGCCTTGCCACCGTTTCGCGTGAGTGCGACGCGGAAGCGCGACGTTTCGATCTTCGGGAGATTCCTCGTCTCCCAAACGAATCGCAGACGCTCGCGCAAGCCTTGTGCCGACTTGTCGTCGGCCTTCGCGAGATCCGCGAGACGGTCGGCCTCCGCCTGCCGCGATTTCGCTCGCGATTCGAGTTCCGCGATGAGCGAGCAGTAGTTGTCTACCTTTCCGAAGAGATCCAATTCGAGTTCGCGTTCCCATTCTGCGAGCGCGGCCTCTGCCTGCGGATCGGAGAGATCTCCGCCATTCTCATGGAGGATCGTTTCGAGCGCGGCAAGATCCGCGCTGATGTCATAGATGGTTCGATTCATTGTGTCTCCATTGCTGCTCGCGCCTTGCGAGCGTATTCAAGCGTACTGTCTTTCTTGTGACCGCGAGGCCCACCGTTGTGGATTCGCGCGACGGTGTCAATCTTCCAGTCTGGTGCATACCGAGTCAGATACGCGATGACGACACGCTCGGCGATCTCGCGATTCGTCACGCTTTCGTATCCGAGAGCGCGGAGCGCAGGATCTTTCTCCGTCGCGTCGAGCCAATACGAGAAATGGATCTGATACGCGCCAAGAGCCTTGCCTTTGTCGCCGATCGCGCGATCTGGATCGGCCTCGCCGCCAGTCTCGACGGTACGAATCGCGTCGAGGATCGCTCGCGTGTCCGTGCCTTTCGGCGGCGCGATCAGGAACAGAGAGAGGAGGATCGAGGTCACCGCGAGCCTCCGATCGTGAGCGATTCGCGCTTGATCTGCTCGAGACGCTTGGTTCGCGAGTAGTGCGCCGGAATCTCGATCGAGCCAGTCTGCTCAAGTTCCTGAATCCAAGAACCAGAGCAGGCTCGATCGAGCATCGGATACTCGCCGTGAATGCAGCGGAACGGCTCGCGGATGAGTTCGTTGATCGCGGAGATCGCGAGATCGAGTTCGAGGTCGGTCAGTTCCTTGATGTCGGTTTCTTCTTGCATGGTTGTCTCCTTGTCTGCTCCTCGCTCCGTGCGAGGCTCCGGCCTACGGCGCGGATTCGAGAGGCCTCTCGCGAGGCCTCTCCGATCCGAGTCGTTCAGCGAATCATTCTGGAAGGATTCCCTTAATCGGATTCGATCCGAATGCTGCGGCGATCTCGCGAGCGATGTCTCTTTCGAGCATTCGCATCGATGTCGAGACGCGAAGTTCTGGATTGATGATTCGCGATTGAATTCCCCAGCGATCCTCTCCATGATGGACCGCGATCAACTCGAAGGTCGAATCGCTAGGAGATATGAGGAAGACGCTAATCATGTTCCGATTTGCGTCGATCGTCATTTTGCATCCGAGTGCATTGACACGATCTGCGAAATAGGTCGTCGCGAGTGATCGGCGAATGTCTGCGAGAATTTGATTGAATGTTGTCATTTGCGTGTCTCCTTTGTTCCTCGCGATCCGTTCGCGAGTCTGGCTCACGGCGCAGATTCGAGGAGCCTCCGAAGAGGCTCCTCCGATCCGAGTCGTTCACTTGCTTTGAGCGCGAAGGAGTTCTCGATACGCTCTAACTGCGGGAGCGGTTGATCGGACTGGAATTCCAGAGCGGATCGACTGGATGATCGGAGACTCTCCATTCGCGGATACTTTCCATGCTTCTCGGCAAGCATCGACTCCCCACTTCTCGAGAGTCTCGCGATCGCGACGCTTCAGGGATTCGATATTTTTGATGCTCATGGCTGTCTCCTTTGTTTTCGAGGCTCCGTGCCTCGATGCGATGAGTATGCAGAGATTTCGGCTCAAGGCAAGGAATCGCTTGAGCATTTCCGAAATTTCCTCAAGATTCTAGGTTATCGGGACTCTGTATATCCAAAGCGCGGGAAACGGCCCGTACGGGCCTCGGAGCGCGGCAGGCCTCGGAAGGCCTCCAGACGGGCCAAGCGGCTAGGAGAGCCGTCCTGCGGCCTTTCCTGCCTCACGGTAGAAAGTCGCCGCCGAGACTGGCCGGAGCGGATTCCGGCCTTCGTCCTCGAATCCCTGCCGATCTCGATCGTATCCGGCAAGCGTCCTCCGGCAGACGAGATCCGAGACGGCGAGAATCCAAGGTCGGCTCCATGCGCCGAACGACTCCGGCGGATTACCCCAACCAAGCGAGCGCAGGTAGTCGACCGCTTCGCCGACTTCGAGCGGATTCGCTGTCTCGATCTCGCGCCGGCGCGAGAGCCAGTCTGCCTCGCAGACTGTCGCATCTCGGCTCGCAGAGATCGAGCGCATCCGCGCTTCGCGCTCGCGAGCCTCGCGCTGCGTCAGTTCGAGACGGCGCACTTTCACATCGGCGAGGAACTCGAAATATTTCGCAGGGAGGAAACGCGCTCGCGGCCCCCCCCATTGAATCGAATAGTTCTCAAGTGCCGCCATCGCGACTTCGGCGGATTCCTCTGCGATGCGCGGAAGCGCGAGTGACCAGAGTTCGCGATCGGTTTCGCCTTTGAAGTAGCGATTCGCTCGCGCAGTAAATCCGGCGAGTTCCTCGCGCGTCATGCCTTGCTTCTTTTGTTCCATTGCGTCTCTCTTTCTCTGGCTCCTGCCAGAGTTTCGCGGCCTATCTCGTGAACTACGTCCGACGTACTCCGCTTCCGGTTCACAGAAGAGAAGAGAGAAGGAGTTAGATTCAGGGAGTCGAACCGAAACACCGAGCGCGTATTTGTGTCGCTTTGCTCGGGTGGGGGGTTATTAGGGGGGAGGGGTTTCGATTTGTAAAGGGGTGAAACTTGGAAATTTCGAAAGATTGTGAAAAAGCCTGCCGCGAACTTCGCACGGCAGGCCAGAGGTAGAATCAAAGTCGAGATCCGCGATTCGCGAAGACAAGCCGACTCGCTCGATGGACGAGATCGAATCGGACGCGCTGATCGCACAATTCCCAAGCAAGTTCTCGCCTGCGGATCGTCCGGACGCTCACGCGCAAAGCCTCGGCGAGAATCTCCTTCTTCGGCGTGAGATGAGCAGGCATCAGATCAAGCGGAATCCCGACCTCGATCACGTCGCGGATGTCCTCCTCGATCGAGGTATCCGCCTTGATGATTCGCGCGACATCCAGAGCCTCCGAGACCGAGATCGGACGGAAGATCCTCGGATCCTCCGCCGCGATCCCGATCTGCGATCGAAGGCTTGCCGAGCCGACGATCTCCCCACTCATGGCGCGTCTCCGATGATCTCGACGACCTCGAATCCTCCGTTGGCTCGCGCCTTGACTCGGACACGAGTGTTGACGGAGAACGCCTGATTCGCCTCCAGTCCCGAGGCGATTTCCTCGGAGAGAACGGCGATTGGGAGAGGCTGATCTTCTTGATCGATCCGCCAGACGCGGCGGCCATTGCGGCCTTCGACTACGCCAATCGGGCTTCGAGCAAGGATAGTGATGCAATCCTCGGCGACGACCTCGGGAACTCGATCCGCGATCGGATTCGGATTCGTGAGTTCGTCGAGATCCTTCCGGCGTTCCTCGCGTGTTGGCTTCGATGTCTTCTTTGGCTCGGCGTGGAACTGCTCGACTAGAACGGCCTGCGCTCCTGCGATCGACTCGACCTCGGTTTCATCGAGGACGGCCAAACCGCAGATCGAAAGCGTGGCACGTCGCTTCGCCTTCGTCTCGGCCTTCATGTGAGCATTGCTCAAGTTCTCGCCTTTCAATCCGGCGAGGCTGACCGAGCCAGTCGAGATATCTTCGCGGCCTGTCCGCTCGGTCACGGCGACCGTGACGGTCAGGATGTCGCCGATGATCTCGCGCTCCATGCGCACGACCGAAACGCCATGAATCGAGCGCAACTGCTCAGTGCAACTCTTGGTTGCATAGAGCACGGTCTTCCCGCTCAGGGTCAGATACTGAAACGGTTGCGTCAGGGGATTTAACCCCATCGAATCGCAGACTGCGCGATACAAAGCGATCCGTTGCTCCGGCCCGAGTTTGCCGATGTCGCCTGCGGCGATGTACGCCTCCAAGGCCTTTGTTCCGGCAATGGCGAGTTGAGAACTGGCCGACTTCGCGGCCTCCGATACGATCATTGCTGTCATTTGTGTCTCCAGTTTCTGCGGACACCGTGTCCGCTTGCGGACACTATATCGGAAGATTCGAGGAGATGTCGAGAAAAAATTCGAGAGGCCTGCACAAATTGGAATCTCGGCGCGTCCAAGCACACGTCGAGACGGTGCTTTCCTTCGCGGTCACGCGAGGCAACTCCGATCGAGCCGCGCTCCGATGCCGCTCGATCCTCTCGCCAACTTGGGAAACGCTTGATCTGTATACGCTCGCCGTCGATCTCGCCGAAGAAGACGATCTTCGCTTCCTCGTCGCGCAAGCGAGAGCCGCGATTCTCGGAGATCTGATCAAGCGATCAGAGAGTCAGAGATCGTCTCGGTGCCGAAATAGTTTGCAGGAAGGCTGAGGCCTTTCCCGTACATATCAAACAGGCGATCGAACGCCGTAGCAAACGCTCCCTCGCCGTTGTTCGTGAATGTGTAGCGAGCGTTGTCGTCCGCCGCCCAGTCCGTTGAGCCTGCGACGATCGCAAGCGCAGGTCCACCATTCGCGATCGGCATCATCTCCGCGAGAATGATCTCGTCGATGTAGACAGCATCCGTCGCGATCGCCGTCGTTGTCTCGATGTGAAAGTACAACTCGCTCGGCACGATGCGCGGAGAGCGCAACTGAGTTGCATAGATTCCGAACGAAGTAGTTGTCGCCGCGATTGATTGCGAGAACAAGAAACTTCCGCCGTCGATGATATTTCCAGATGCGTCCTTCACCGAGAGACGAAGCGTTCCGGTTGCCGTCGTGTTCTTCTTGATTGCGACGGCGAGGATGTACGGTCGATCCGGCGTGAGCCTGCCGAGAGTTCCGTCGAAGTCTGCGAGCCTCTGGCGGATATTGAACGTCGATCCCGTCACCGCGAGTTTGAGCGATCGAGTTCCTCGGAATACATTCGCCGCCGTCGTCTCCGTGAGAAACTCTGTGCCTGCCGTTCCGCTCGAAACGGTGAAGCGATCGGGAAGATTGCTCGTCTGCTCTTCGAGATCGGAATTGTGGAGAATGTTCTGTCCCTGCGATCCGTTGTCTACGCTCGCACAAGCAGTCGCGAGACGCATGAGCGTCCCGCTTCCGGCAGGGAATCGGTAGTCAAGGCCCGTATACGCAGGCTGTCCTCGAATCTCGAATATCTCCGATCCTCGCGAAATTGCGCCAGTCGTGCCATCTTGAACGCATCGCGCTTCAAGAACTTCCGTGCGAATGTTCGGCCAGTCGGCAGTCGAGCCGAGAAGCACATTCGGAGCGTCGAACAGATAGTAGAACTTACCGTTTCCGCTGTTCGATGCGCCAACCGAGAGACTCGATTTCGTGATCGTCGTTCCGTCGATCGACTGCGGAGATGCGTCCATGTCTCGAATCAACCAGACGAGAGCGTCGCGAATGTCTTTGCGAACCATCGTATTGGTCGCGCCGACTGCGGTCGCCTCATCAAAGCACATCTCAACAATCGTTCGCTCTGCCGCCGCGCGAACGTCGTTCAGCACGTTTCCCGCTTCCGCGATTCGCGCTTCGATATTGCCGGAGAGAACGTCGATCATCCAAGCATCGGACGACGAGTACTCCAACTGCACATTCGCAAGGAGCGTCTTCAGATTGTTCTGATGCGCTCGAACTTGGTCCATCATGTAGATGAGTGCGCCGAGCCGATTGAAGAGTCCGTCCGTGCCTGTGTAAGTCAAAGCCATAGTTCAGCCTTTCGATTCTTCATCGGAGAACGGGACTGCCGCATTCAGCGCGGCGCGTCTTCGAGCGCATCCTCCACAACCGCCAGTCACAGTATCGACGGCCTTCGCGATGCCTGTCGCCGTCGTGATCGAGTGAACTACGTCGCCAAGGCCTCTCGGCCTGCCTCGATACTTCGAGCAAGTCGCGCACTTCTCCGCGTTCGTCGCGCCGAAGATCTCCGGATGAGAGCATTCGAGAGGATTGATCTCGTATCTACAAGACGGGAGATGCTGTGAAGATTCCGAATTTTTCATAACTCTGGATCGTTGGAACGCATCCTGTCGCACTTGATCCATTGCATTCGCAAGTGAATCCTGCTCCTTGATTGCACTCTCGATAGAACTCGCCGTCGATCGCGGCGCATCCGCTCGCGTTGTAGTTCGGGCCAATGCTATCTGGATCGCAAGGATCTTGGCACTTATAAGGCGGATTGATATCCGAGCAGTATGGAGGCTGAAATGCTTGACCGAAACTCTGCTGTGGATTTGGAAGACTAAGCCATCCAAGAACAGGAGGAGTTTCCCATGCAGCGGTAGGGAATGAGTTCACTTGAACGCAACCGTCTTTCAGATACAGAAGTGGATTTAGGTGGCGCGTCAAGTTTTGAGGAGTGGATGAAAACGAATTTCCTTGCTCGTTGTATGTCGTCGAGTTGACTGTGAAACTACCGTAGCCACCTATGAGCAAAGTCATGTGCTTCGGATCGTTCGGAGAGTTGCATCCACATGAAGAGCATCTACCCGATAAGAAGCCCCAAAAAGTCGAATTGTTACCTGCGGCAATCGCTCCAGATCCCGTGATCGTTTGTTCAGATGATAGATAAGTGCTGCCGCATGGATTGCAGTTTGGAGAAGAGAAAAATGCTCTGGTTCTCCTTCGTTGCAAGAAATTGAATTCTGCCGCTCCTGTGCGGAAATACAACGTAGGAACACTACCAAACAACGGAGGAGCGGTTGCTGCTTTCTGATAGGTCGCAAAGCCTGTCATCGTGCATACAACTTCGCTCAATGTCACAAGACCATTGCTCGTCGTTCCCACAATCTTCGTCGTTAGACCGAGTTCATAATCGAGCCGGAATTTCGGCATCGAGCATTGCCAGATCTCAACGCAACTCGTCGGGAAAGTCGGAGCGCAGCAACAAAGAAGGCTCGCCGCGTCGACGCTCACTCCTCGACTCCGTGAATCTGAAGCGAAAGAGAACTCGCGGTATCCGCTCGAAGCGCGATCCGATCGCCTGCGTTCAAGTATCGAATCGAGTCATCGAGGAGCGTCGCATTTCCTTGGAGCGGATTGTCGTAGTACACCGCGTTCGAGACTGCCGTCGATTCGTTCGCGCCAAGGATGAAGATACGAAACGTGACGGTCGTCGCCGCCGTGTTGCAAACCGAAAGAGATTCGATTCGCAGCGACTTTGACGCGGGAACTTCGTAGACAATCGAAGAGGCTGTCTTCGCGGTCGATGCAACGATTCTTCGCTTTGCGCTGAATCTCGTAAGAGAGTTGATTGATGAGGGAAGGCTACTCATGGGCAGACGAACTCGTATCCGTTTGGAATGGAGAAGACATAGTCGCTGCCCGAAGGCATACACGAGACGACGGTTCCGTTCTTGATCGGCTTTCGATATGCCGTTCCGCCGAGCGGATAGATCGTGCCGACTCCGATCTCTCGATTCAAATCAACTGGCTGTTCGCAACCATTCAGCGCATAGAAGATCAGACCAGATCCAACCGTCGCGAAAGTTCCTTGATTGAAGTTGTCGATCGAAACTTCTACGAGCGTGTAGATGAATTTTCCAGATGACCCGATCTGTGCGGCCGCGTTGATTCTTCCCAAGCGCATCAGAGTCGGAGATGAGCATTCGCGGAAATAGAGTTTTCCATTCGCCGCGATATGTCCAAGGACTGGGACAATCGATCCAACTGCGGAGCATGGAAAGACAATCGGTGCTCCGTATACGTCTCCAGATACTGTCGACTTCACGCCACCGCCTACGGCGACGTATGTATTCGATCCGACAGATGAAAGAGCGACCTCTTCGAAACTTCCTCTGATCGAGTTTCCCGTTCCGCTTTGTCCCGTGATCCGAACGAGAATCGTTCGACCGAGTACAGGACCGGAGGCAGTAACGAGCGCAGGATTTCCGTCCAGTCTCTCGATGCGCTCGAACGCCTCGTTGAGATGATGGAATTCGAGTTTGCCGACTTGGCCTGCGGTGAACTTTGGAAGCGTCATCAGTCCGCCAAGATGTAGTATTGAAGCGCGACGCTCGCAGTATTCGCTCGCGCGGTCGGAGTGTTTGTACCGAGCCTACAGATCGCGGCCTCTCCTGCTTTCAACTTCAGGAACGCGACGAATGAGCCGCCTGTACCTGTTCCAATCTCGACGTAATTCGTCGGCCCTGTGTTCTTGAAGTAGGCATAGCCTGCGGATGAAACGCTTCCCATCGTGAGCGCGGCGGCAGTTGTCGTTACGGTCGCCGCGCCGCCGACTGCCGTCGTTCCCGTGAGATCGACGAAGAGCGTTCCGGCGTTCTCGGTGTGGTTGAGATCTCCCTTGAGAGTTGAGATCTTGAGATTGAGCGTGATCTCGCGAGCCATTAGAAGTTCTCCGAAAGAACGTTGAAATCAGCGAAGTTTGGGAAAGGCTGAACGAGATCGACATTCCCCGCTCTGTATATGCCTTGAAGATCTGCAACGGTGTCCACTTGGCCGAGTTGATTTCTCCTCGCACTCTGGATCATGTGCAGGAATTCATCCTGTCGAAACTTGTGCGTGATCGAGAACTTCTCAAGGCCGATCCTCGAAGCATTCGCGCCGAGATACAGAACTTGCCCGATCGGTGCGCCTTGAAAGATTGTCGAGTTGCGACGGCCTCGCGCCTGTCGAATCTTGAGCGATCGCTCAGGGAAACTCGCCGCAGAGACGGTTTCTGTGATCGTGATATCGCTCATGCGAACGAGAATCGAAAGAGGCACTCCGGACTTGTCGATCGGAGTTCCTCCGCAATCAAGACCAGTCTGCGTTCCGTTTGACGGAATTGTTGGACCTGTGCGCCATGCTTCGCGAAACTCAGAAGCGTAGTCGATCGTGATCTGCACATAGCCTTCCTCATTCGGAAGTTTGTCTCCCGGCTCTGTGTTCTCGTAGGTGAATTCCACTTCCCACACGTTGCGCGATTCGGGAATGTGCTTGATCGAAAACGCCGTCGCGAAGATCAATTTCTCATCGGGGAACTCTTCGCGGATGTCAGGCAACTCGACTCCGAAATGATCCTTGACCATCTTCGGCGAAGTGATCGGCGCGGCATCATCCCAACAACGAAAAGTTCGGCTCGCGCTGACGCGGCCTCCGCTGTCGCTGAATCCTCGCGTCTCCTGCAACTCAACAAACTCGAAAGCCATTAGACGAATCCTCCACTCGTTCCAGAGTTTGCGACGAGTGCCTCGATGCCTCGAACCATGCGCTCATCATTTCGGCGTTTGTCTGTATCTGGATACGCATCGAATCGGAAAGTTCCGAGCGCGGTATTCGCGCCGTTGATGCCTGCGGCCTGCGAAGAGATGCGCTCTTCTTCCATACGCGCGACCTCTTCCATCATTTTGACGCGCTCTGCATCGGCCTTCTCGCGAATGCGAGCGGTCTTCTCGTCGGCCTTCTCCTTGTCACGCTGCGCCTTCTCGTTGGCATCGGTCTCTTTCTTCGCGATTTCATTTGCGGCGCGTTTCTCTTCTTCAATTCGAGCATCGGCAGCGGCCTTGTCTGCGGCCTTCTGCTTGTCGAGTTTGTCGCGAGTCTCGTCGGCGTTCGATTGGATCTTCGCTTCATACAGTCGACGGATCGCGTCAGCCTGCGCTTCGTTGGCGGCATCGGCGACTCGCAATTCCATTTCGGTCTGGAGACGCTCCTCTTCGTTCAAGCCTCGAAGGAAGATCGCGCGTTCCGCTTGGCCCGTGCGCTCAAGTTGGCGCATCTGAGCCTCGAACTCTGCCGCGCCTGCCTCCTGCTCAAGCCCAAACGTCTGGCGAGCCTCTGCTTCTTGTCCCTGCGCGATCTTGCGTTGACGCTCCGCGCGAGCCTGCGCGTCTGCGAGTTCCTGCTCGACGCGCTCGGCAAACTGCTCGTTCGTCTCCGCGCCAAAAGCATTCATCACGGACTGACCGATTGCCGTTCCGATTCGGTAGGCCGCGCCGATGATCGGAGTCGACTTTGCGAGGCCATCGAGCGCGGAGCCGATGCCTTCTTCTCCGGCTCGCTCCGCGAAATCCGCGACTCGATCGAGCAGTTGGATCGGATTGAGAAAGCCTTCGATCTTCTTCGAGACGCTTCCTGCGCTCTTCTGGAGCCATCCGCCGAACTTCGACTCGTACTGTTTCGCTGCGCCTTCGGCGGACGCTGCGGCCTTTGACTCTGCCTCGACGAGATCGCGCTCCATTGCGGAGTAGTTCGCGCGAACGTCAATGTAAATGTCGCCGCCCTTCATGTGGTGCTCCGCTCTACATATCGTCGCGCCCAGTCGCGCGAATCAGTCGACGCAGTCTGACTCGACTCGTAGCCTTTCAAGCAAAGCATGAGATGTCGGTCGAATTCGGCGCACGTCAGATCGAGCGGATTCCCAAGCCCTGCGGCAGTTCGAGCGATGAGATGCGCCTCCGCGAGATAGTCGCGAGGCATCGGCTCGCGCGGAGGCCCAGTCAGTTTCCCGATGGCTTCTCTTCTCGATCTTCGCCGCCGAATCCGAGCGCACGAAGCGCGATCTCCGTGGCTCGCTTCGCGTCGACAGAATCCGCGATCAACTCGCCGAACTCGCTCGCGGCGCAGAGAACGCGCAGAGAGCCTGCGAGCGTGTAGCAGTCCAGAACTAGGGCCGAAGCGACGAGAGCGTCTCTGCGAGCCTTCTCGACGGCCTGAAGCGAAACGGGAAGGCCTGCAATCTCTGCCGCCTTCCTCGCTTCGCTTGCTCGAATGTCTGCGAGTTCGTTCGTGAGCGCGATACGCTGACGAACGGTCAAAGGCCGAATCGCGACGACGCGACCATCAGGAAGCGTCTCGTTCCAAGGGTGAACCATTAGTCCTTCTTCTTCGTTTTGAGATGTGCGAGAAACTCGTCGCCGTTGACGACGAGAGATCGATCGGATGCGCGTCGAACTGTATACGAATCGAGATCCGCGAGGCTGACTTCGCTCGCGTTCATCGCGACTCGGACTGCCGCTTCCTCTTCGAGTCGTCCTCCGCTGATTCGACGCGAAATCGTTCGGCCTTGCTTCGTGACGAGAGTCACGATCCAGTCTGCATCGGAAGGCCGGAAGAGAGGAATGACTTCAGTAGCAGAGATGCTCATGAGATCAGCCAAGTGACGACGGGAGCCGCGCCGTCCGCGTTCTCAAAGTTGACCGTCATCGTCGTGTCGCCAGTCTTGTTTGAATTGAACGCGAACGATGAGAAGACGCAGTTCGATGTGATCTTCGCGTCATTCGTGCTGTCATAGAGCGTGAGGCTCAAGGTAGGCCGCGTCGCTGTCGTGTCCTGCGACGAGACGAGAATCAGATTCGTGTGACTCGTCGAAGTGCCTGCCGACGAATCGACACCGACGACCGCATTGAGCGATCCCGTGAGATCAAGCATACCGAGACGCTTGCGCTGTCCGGTATCGCCGAAAGCGGTCAGAGTTGAAACGGGCCGCGAGAGCGTCGCGGCGAAACTCTGCACCTTGAAAAAGGTCTGGACGGTCGTCGTCGTTCCGATCGAGTAGGAGACGTTTCCGTCGTTGCCGATGAGGTAGGTATCGATAGGCATGAAGTTTCCTTATGTGTCGTGCGCGACGAATCGCCACCGCTCAATCATCGTCCAACCATCATCCGCGAATGATGGCACACCGCGCTCGATGCGAACTCCGCGAAGCGCGTCGAAGCCAGATACGGCGATCGGAGTCGAGAACGCCGTCGCGAGGCCGTCCGAGATTGTGTACGCATCGATTCCGTTCTCGTTGCCGTACTGAATCGCGAACTCGATCTCCACTTCGTGCCGCGTGATCGCGCCGAAGAATGGAGTCGTCCTCACAGTCGCCGTATAGACGAGAAGAGGAAGATTCGCGTTTGCAGGCGCGGAGTTGTAGTAGATCCGAGACGCGAGCGCAGTCGCGATCGAGGTCGTCGCATAGAGCCGAGTCTTCACCGCGTCGAGGATTGCTTTGCTCATGGAGTCCTCGCGAATTGCTTCTTGATCGCGATCTCGAAGAATCTCACGGAGATCTTTGATATCTGCGGAAGCGTAGGCTTGATGTAAGGCCGAGGCTTCATTCTTCGAGTTCCGAATTCGAGCATTGGTGCATATGGAACATTGCTTCCATATCGAAGAACTACCGATCGGCCATCTTCAAAGATATTCGCAAATCCGTCTGGACGATTTCCAACTGTCTCGACGCTCCACGAAGCACGAAGGCGATTCGTATTCACCGCAGGAGGTTGTCCCGGAAGCGATGCGCGATGGTAGCCACGCGCTCGGAGATTCCGACCTTTCGCGCTCCCCTTCGCGACGCGATAGAGGAAACCCATTCCGGGCCGCGAAAGTTGACGGCGAACAAGACGAGAAGAACCGACGAGCGTCGCATTCATGCCTTCTCGTAAACCGACTCGCATCGTTTCGAGAATCGCGTCGTGGTTGAACTTCGCGCCGCTCATTCTTCGACCTGTCCTTGTGCGCCGCCGAGTTCTGCGTTCGGCTCAACTTCGACGCAATCGACGACCGTCATATTGAGAGCAGCACGTGCGCCAGTCTGACCGAGTTCCGCAGGATTGACTACGCCAGTTACGCGCCATTGCCGAGTTGTCAAACTTTCCGAGTCGTGAATCTCGTAGTCGATTCCGATCGAGAGTGCTCCGACGAAGTAGATCGTCGCGGAAGTTCGGCCTTCGTATCGGCCTTGAATGACTGGCTCGCTTTGCGACGAAGGCTGAATGAATCCAGTCGCCGTAAAGACGCGGCCATACTGACGAGAGATCGATCCGTCTGATTCAACCGTGTACGCCGGAAGACGAATGTACAGCGTCATTCCGAACTGATTCACAAGCGTCTCGATGCTCAACGGAGCCTCCGATACGAATCGAGAACCAACTTCGTCGACGAGTCGAGATCCGACACAGATCGAAGCGAGTACGAGTATCCGCCGAGCGATTCGCTCTGAAGGCTCGGATCGCGCTTCCGCGAGTTGAAGAGCCTCGATGCCATCTCGATCGTCGTCTGTTGAAGATCGTACGGAATCGTCGCATATCCGCCGGTATAGTCGACAAGGAATCCTCGATACCGATGCAGCGTCGGCCCGTAGATGATGCCTCGATCGTAGTCGACGGCGTAGTCGGTCAGCGCATCGTTTGGAGCCTCAAGGATCGCGGTCTGTTTCTTGAGGTCGATTCCTGCGAGTTTCCGCAGATAGTGCGACTTCGTGTTGACGATCGTCGTCGCAGCGAATCCAGTCGTTCCGGAAATCGCCGTAGCCATTTCAGATACCGAATCATGGCTTCCGAATGCGAGCGTCGTCGAATGCTCCTGCCCGTTCGAAGCCACGCGGAAAAGATGGATGTGCTCTCCATTCACCGAGATCGTCGAGACGATATCGCTCGCGAGATTCGAGACGACCGAAAGCACGTTGTCGCCGCCGACTCCGACGAAGCGCACGTTCTCGACTGGATTGTGCTTCAGCGCGACTCGATCGGCTCCGTATGTATCGTGCCACTCGTAGTACCGCTGCGAGACAAAGTTTCGAGCGCAGTATCGTTGAATGAAGTCACTCGCTCGATCGATCAGACTCTCCATCAGCGCATCGTCGGTCGTCGTCGTCACGCCGAGATATGCCTTCAGGCTGACTAGTGTCGTGAGCGAGTTCGTTGCTACTGCCATCGGCTCTCCTTGCCTTCTTCTTCGGCGTTTGATTCAGTCGAGTCGAATCCACAAAGAGCGGAGCAGGCTCGATCGCGTGTCTTGCGTATCCCTTTGAGACGAGAGTCTTCGCTGCTTCGTGCGAGACGTTGACGATCGTTCCCGCTCGAAGATCTCGTCGGCCTACGCCGTCGACGTGAATCGCGCAATTTCGGAGAACGATTAGAAGGTCATGCATTCGATCGGTCTCCCGTCTTCATGGTATTTCGAGAGATATTGCGTGATCGCGCGGCAGTCTTCCGCAGGCCACGTCACGACGTTCTGAAGATGACCGATGCGAACTCGCGGACAGAGGCAGATCTTCTTTCCTGCTTCGCGGAGACGATTCCAGAAGAAGATATCGTCATCGACGCGGCCTTCTCCCCAAGTGCCTTCTTTGTTCGGAACGCCGAGGAAGAGAGGACGAGCGAGATCTCGAAGCGAATCGAGTCTAATCAGCGTAAGACCGAAATGTCCCGTGTTCATTTCGAGCGCGTCCGTGTAGAGCCGATCTTCCGTCATCTCCCTGAGAAGCGTTCCGTCGTCGTTCTTGATCGAGAAGAGCGGAAGATCTTTATCTCGTCCGATCTGAAGCGGACAGAGCGCGTCGACATCAGGTCGCGTCTCCATCACTTGCCAGAGACGAATAATGTCTTCCGCGTCAAAGATCGAATCGTAGTCGACCGTCAGAACGTACTTGATGCCTTCCATCGTGAGGCAAGTATCAATCAAGCGTTCGAGGCATTGACCCCAGAAAACTCCGGTTGATCGCGAGACGTTGAATCCTAGTTTGGCCGACGCTTGATGCAATTCATTTTGCGTGTCCGTCCAACAAACGCGAGGAAGCGACATGATGCAATGGATGTCCTTCATCGGGAAAGACGGACTAGGCCGCGAGTACTTGCGAGCGACGACGGAAATCTTCGTCTTCGTCTCGTTCCAAGCCCAACCATTCTTGCCGCGCGAGATCTCGAAGCCTGCGAGATTCAGAACGCGCGAGAGTTTCTCGCGATTCCAAAGCGACTTCGCGCCATCGCCGATCAGCATCTTTTCCGTCTCTGGCTCGCCTTCGTTGTAGGCTTTCAAGACTCCATCTAGATCAGGAACTTCGAGCCGGAGTTCTGCTCCGTCTTTGAGTTGCGATGCGATCGAGCGAAGCCAAGGAATCGCGTCCTCTGTGCGGATCTGCGTCAAGCCCGAGCCGATGTCGGCTCCGTCCTTCAGTTCTTCCATGATGTCTCCTTGCCGTGAGGCTCTGGAATGATAGAGGGGAGGCGGATTTGCCGCCTCCCCACCGGAAAAAGAAAGAGGCTCGTTCAGGAGATGACGTAGTTCGCTGCGCCAGTCTCAGCGACGGTCGTGATTCCGTCGATCGGATCAAGAAGCATCGCGTTGAGTTGACCTCGGCCAGAGGTCGCGTGTTCGATCGTGGCCTTGAGATATCGCTTTCGACCTGCGAGATTCACATCCCAAACGACCTTCGGACGAGTCGTGAGATTTGTCGTCGTTGCGAGCGTGTAGTCAGTTGCGAGAACGATGCCTCGAATCGCTTCCCAAGTCGAATTGTCGTCTGACTGCTCAAGTTTGCAGTTCGTCGTCGGTGCGCCAGTCGATGAGGATGAAAAGGCGATACGCGCAAAGCGGAAGCCTTGCGTGTCGACTGATGCCGTGAGTGTCGATGCGCTCGCCTCAGAAAGAACGACCGAGCGCATATTTTGAGAGTTTTTCATCTGTCCTCCAAAGAGAGAGGGGAGGTTTCCCTCCCCTCTCATGGATCAGCGGTTCATCGATCAACTTGCAACGACTGCGCCTGCGCCGATTTCCGCAGCGGTCACGCGACCATCTGCAGGATTCGTGAGAGTGCAAACGAGTGCGCCCGTCGTCATCGCGCCGCCTGCCGATGCCTGAACCTTCAGGTATCGCTTGCGGCCTCGGAGGTCGACGTTGTAGACGACCTTCGCGACGTTGGTCGCAACTGCCGCGCTCGATGGAGTCCAGTCCGTTCCAGGAACGAAGCCAGAAATCGCAGCGTGGCCGGAGCCTGCCGTGTCGCTGTGTTGAATGTACTGATTCGTGAGAACGGTCGAAAGGCCGTGAGTAGTCGGAGAGGTTCCGTCGACGAAGGCAATCGATGCGTATGAGAATCCGAGCGTGTCGAATTCTGCGGTCAAGAGGCCTGCGGCAGTCGCCGCGCCTGCGACGGTAATGATCTTGTAATTCGCTTTCATGTGTGCTTTCTCCTATGGATCAGAAGGTGAACTTGATGATGCCACCAGTTGCGGACGACGATCCGACGTTCGCGCACACGATGTCGACGCGCTCGGTTCCACGAACGACGCGCTCGTCTTGTTCGAAGGCGTTGAGAGCCGAATCGCTGAACGCGATCGAGGTCGCGCGGCGATCGCCGAGGTAGCAGGCTTGCGAGAGGTCGCCGATGTAGGCAACGACCGAATCGCCAGTCGTTGGCGTGTACGGAATGACTTGGGTGAATTCGACTGGAGTTCCGAAGAACTTCGGAGTCGCAATGCCATTCACGATTTCGCTCGCGGTCGTGCCACCTGCGGCAAACGCGAGACGCTCGAATACCGCGTGATAGGTCGACTTGTTGCAGAAGATCTTCACGTTGTTTCGTTGGAACGCCCAAGCAGGAAGCAATGCAAACGCCGTCGAAACTTGAGCCGACGTGATGTTTGAATAGTTCGTCGCCGCGCCGGAGTCGCTGACTTGATAGGTCGCGTTCGAGAGCGCAGTTGCGAGGCCGACCACGCCGCCGTATGTCGACGTGCCGTCGCCGTTGAAGCCTGCGTCGTCTTCCTTGAAGGCGAACTGGTACGCGATTTCATTCGCGACATCGCTCGCGAGGTCGATGATCGAGTCTTCGAGGAGTTCATTCGAGACGGTCGTCAGCGCGGTCAACTTCTTCGCGACGAGTTGCACGTTGTCGAAGCCCATCGTCGACTCGGTCGCGGCGATCGCTTCGCCGACCCAGAACGCCGTGAGGCCCGTATTCTTGCGAGGGATGCGGAGCGTGTCCGAGGTCATGCGGTAGATCTTCGCGTTGCGACGGAAGACACCGTACTGCTCGCGAAGCGTGACGAGTTCAGCGGCCATCTCGTCAGGAACGAGGAAGCCACCTTGCGAGTTCACGCCTTCGGTATGAGCCTTGATCGCGATACCGAAGTTCTTGCAATTCTCGACCGACTTCTTGTGGCCGAGAGTTGCGAGACACCACGTGCCGAACTTCCAAGCCATCTCCTTCGAGGAGAAAGCCTTGCGGCCTGCGCTGTACACGCGAGCGCGTTCCCATGGCTTGTCGTCGACGTTGGCGACTGCCGAGAGGCCGCGCGGCATCGCATCAAGACGCGAAGCGACTTCGCGACGGATCGACTTCGAGATCTGTTCCTTCTCCTGATCGCTCATCGCGTCAGTCTCCGGAGCAGCGGCGGCGATGGTCACATCGAGCATCTCTGGATCAACCGCCATGCCTTCGGCATCGGTGATCATGTAGCCTTCGAGGATGAGTTTCTTTTGCATTGCCACGCCGTCAGCACCCTTGATGCGAGCGGCCTTCTCAAGCGCGTTCTTGAACTGATCGAGATTCATCGTCTTCATGTCTGTACCTTTCGAATTCAAAGAAACAACTCTTCTCTTCCGAGCGAGGCCGCGTTTCAAGCGAAGTGCCGTGAGCGTTGCCGAACGTCAGAGCCAGAGTCGACCGCGAGCGCGAGCAATTTCGCGCTCTACGGTTTCAGAAAGCATGATCGACCGCGCCGCCTTTGTAGATGAGTGCGCCGGAATCGAAATAGAAACGACCGTGCGCTTCGGAGGCTCGATTCCAAACCATTTCCGCGCGGAAGCAGGCGAGCAAATGCCTTTCTTCACCGCCGTGATGAGTGCTTCTGGATTCGCCTGCAATGGAGCGAGCGAGACTTCGAGCAACTTCCACCGCGAGTAGATCGTCTTCACATCCTCGCCGTATTTCTTCTTGTCGATGTCCGTCGCGCGGCGCACTCCTCCGGCCTCCGGCACATATCCGACCGAGACTGCGCGAACGATGCCTTGACCGACGAGAGCGGCGGCGACCTCTGGAAAGAAGTCGCCAGAGTATCCGTCAGGCCGCTTCGCGAAGACGAAGTCGCCGACGATGTCGCGCTCTCGACGCTTGAGTCCGACCGTCGTTCCGACTGGCTCGGCGTAGTCGTGATTCCAGAAGAGCGTCGGATTCTGCTCGAACTCCTTCGAGTTCATTCCCGCAGGAATCAGAACCTCGCCGTCGCGATCGAGCGTCTCTGCCGTGATGATTGCGGTAAATCCCTTCGCCGTCGAAGTGAGTTCCGCGCCAAGTGCCTTCCGCTTGAGATCGTTCATCGCATGATCCTTTCGACTTGCGCGTCAATCGCTGCAATTTCTTCTGCATTCTCCGCGATGATCTGGCGGAGATTCTCTGCTTCCGCTTCAGCGAGTTCGCGCTCTGCTTGCTGCATTTCTGCTTCGAACTCGTCATCGAGCCGAGGCTGTAGAGCGCAGCGGCAGTTCGGATGCAAAGGAGGACCGTCGATCGCTTCATAATCGGCGACCATGATTCCTCCGTCCTTGCCGATGATCTCGGAGCCTTCACCGTAGAACGACTCTTCGAGGCCGACTGCGTTCTTCGAGAACGCATCACTCGCGGCCTCGCAGAACTCGCACGGATCAGGCGCGAGAAGCCACGTCTTCCCGCTCACGACTCCGGATGCCTTCCACGCTTCGACTTCAGCGCGTCGGCTCGCGCGTTGCGCTTCGGTTCGAGCGATCGTCAGAGCGCGGCGAGTCGTCGCACGTTCAGCGTCTCCGTCCTTCACGGCCCAAGTCTTCACTCGCTCCGCGATCTCTGGAATCGTCTCGCCGTTCGCAACTCCGTCGCCGATGACCTTCGAGAACTTGACTGCCGTCCATCGGTTCGTCGAGTCTGCCGCACGATTTGCGAGACGGATCGACTCGGTTCGAGCGTATGCCTTGAGATCTTCGCCGTGCTTGTCGAAGTTCACCGGAAGAGCCTTCATCTTCTCAAGCGTCGTCTTCCCGAGGATGATTCCTGCGGCGAGCGAGTCTTCGAGATATGGTCGAAGCGCGTCGACGATGTCCTTGCGCCACTTCTTCGATTCGAGAAGAGACTGCACTTCTGCGGCGAGTTCCTGCGTTGGCGCGTCCTGCTTCGCGATGCGTTCGAGGACGGCCTTGACTTGTCGATCAAAGATGCGACCGACACTCTTTCCGAGTTCATCCTCGCGCTTCGTGATCTTGTCGAATTCCTTGAGCGCGTCCTTGCCGAGATCCTTCGTGAGAACGTGCGGAGGCTCGATATCGTCGGCCTCGATCATCTTCGTCCAGAGATCAGAAAGAAGAGACTTCTTTGGCTTCATCGCCGGAGCAGCGTTTGCCTTCGGATCGCTCGAATTCGCATAGATGAGATTCACCGCATCAGAGATCGGTAGTTTCGATTCCTTGCCGGAGTCGTCCTTCAGCGTGACCGTCGTTCCAGTCGCCGATGGCTTCCATGCTGTCATCTGGTAGCCCATCGCGCGGAACGCATTCTCCGCGACATCGATCGTGATCCGCGAAGGCTTCGCAGGGAGTTCCACCGAGTGCGACTGCGGCTTTGCCATGCCTTCTGCCGGAGGAGATCCCTTCGCAGGCTTTGACGAGCGAGGCTTCTTCGGAGCCTTTGGCTTGTCGCTCGAAGGCTTCGATTCCTTCGGAGCAGAAGACGATTCGCTCGATCCGCCGCCGCCGCTCGATCCTCCGCAAGTGTTGCCTTCCTCGAATCCTTCAGAGCCGACACCGCAGTTCTTTCCTTCGATGCAGTCGATCTCTTCCGCGATGTCTTCGAGTGCCTTCGTCCAAGCGTCGTCGATCGAGAGGCCTTCGAATGGATCACTGTCGCATCCGCAACCGCAGGCAGATTTCTTCGCATCGCTCTTCTTTGGATGGCCGTCAGGAAGAAGATCGTAGTCGGTCGTGTAGTCCGCATCCTCTGGCTTGCCACGACGAACGAGCGTGAGGAACGCATTCACTCGCGCGATGGCCCATTGCTCGCGACCGACTCCGGTGCGATGGCTCGTCGAGAACGCGCCTGCGCCGCGTCGATAGACGGCCTTCAGCATTCCGAGATCGACGCGCTTCCCCTTCTCGTCTCCGTGCTTCTCGTTGTGCTCGTCGACCTTCGATCGCAGAGCCTTCTCTGTGGCTTCGCTGATCTCGATTCCGCCGCGCGATCCGCTCGCGGAGCCTTCCTCGTTGCGATCGCTTCCGCTGATGCGCTCCGATGGCGTGGCCGGAGGATCGCCACCGCCATTCTTCGATCCGCATCCGCAGGCGCACTTCTTCTTCCGCTCCGAGTTGCGCTCGCGTTCTCGATCGAACTCCTCGATTTTCCGCTTGGCCCAAGCGAAGCCGTCGTCGCCGCCCCATCCGTACCAAGCCTGCCATCCGCGACCTTGCTCGTCCCAAGTGGAGCCTTGCTTGTCGACTTCGTGACGCTCGAAGTACGAGGCCATGCGGCGGATCGTGTCTTCAGAAAGACGAACTCGATTCATCAAGTCGCGAGCGCGAGCGATTCCGACTGCCGTCATTCCGCGCTCGCTCTCTGGCTTGCGAGCGCGAACTTCAAGAGCGCGGCGAGCATTGTCGGCTACCGACTGCGGAGGCCGAGTGTCGATGTCGCCGATCGCCTTCGTCTCGATCTCGTCGAGCGTCTTTCCTTCGGCGCACATCGAGTACGCGATCGCGACTGCCTGATCTTGCGGATAGCCTTCCGCGATCAGTTTCGGGATCTTCTCCGAGACGCAATCCGAGAGCGCGTCCTTCTGCTCTGGCTGTGTCGGAAGCATCGGAGGCTCCTCGATCTCGTTTGAGGCATCTAGAGGCCCCGTGAGGCCGTCCGGCGCACTCGAAGCCATTCCGAGAGGCGCGGCAGGAGCAGGGCCGCCGAGAGGCTGTCCGTTCACGAGAAGAGCGTCGGCCATCGGATCTTCGACTGGCTCAAGTCCTTCGCGCATTCGCGCCTCGTTCGCCGTCATGATTCCGCCTGCGACCATCGAGCGGAGTTTCTCGAAGGCGAATCGCTCATCCTCGGAAACTGGATTGTCATAGGCGAGAAACGCATCCTCTTCGATATTGAAGAGCGGCAGAAGATTCTGATTCAGCGTCTCCTCATCCATGCGGAGCAGCGGCAAGATCGTCGTCTGCTTCCATGATGCGAAGCCTACGGTCGCGCTCGCGAGATTCGGATCGTTCGCCTTCAGCATCGAGACGGGAACGCCGAAGACTGCGGCGATCTCTTCGACGATCTGATCGCGGCCTGCGAGATCCTTCGTAGGGAAAGAGAGAGGCTTGAGGTCGATGTCTGCCGTCGTCGTGAGGAAGCGTCCGGTGCGCTTCGATCCGCGCAACTTCTCGTCGATCGAGACTTCGAGACGTTCGAGTTCGTCGTCGTGTGCAGGCGACTTGACGACGAGGAGATAATCGGGACGCGCTTTGTTCGCGAAGAAGGCGACATCCATCTCGTGAATGGCTTCGTTCGCCATGATCGCGCCCCAAGCGGCCTCGACCTTGCCGATCCCGTAGTACATATCCGCCGGATTCGGTCGCTTGAAATGGATCACTTCATCAGGCGCATATGTGTTCTCGCGCTTCTGCTCTTCGGTCGCGCCGTAGCGATATGCCTTGACGAAGTCTTCGCCTTGCTGACCGGGAACGACTTCAACGAATTGCGAAGGCATCGTCCAGAGTTGCACCGGAACGCCGAGACGCTGATCGATGACTGGATGGATGTAGGAGTTGCCAGTCAACTCTCCGTACAGAACGCGGAGAACTGTCGCGTCAAATCCGTTTTGGTAGGGGTTGACCTTCGAGAGCAACTGAAGGATCGGATGCGCGTCGTCGACGACCTCGAAGTCGTCGCCGTACTCTGCGGCCTTCGTAAGCGCATATCGACTCGGACGCTGTTCGAGATCGCCGAAGAGATATGACTTCGTTCGGCGCGAGGCTTTGCGAGTGTTCCAGAGTTTCGTCGACTGACTCTTATTCCGAACGTACAAGCGAAGAGGCTGACTCGCGACAGCGACAGCGTTCAGATTCGCCGCTGCGTAGATCCAAGATCGATACGCATTCACAGCGGCGCGATATTCAAACGGCGATCTCTTCGCAGGCTCGCCGCGAAGGATCGTCATCGAAGAATTGAAGTACTTCTCCGGAGTGAACGCCGCTTTGATTCGTGCGAGTAGATTCATCAGATGACTTTCACCATGAGAGGCCTTCGCGCTCGACGCGCAAGAACGGCAAGCGCGAGAGCGCAGACTCCGTCGTCGTGTCCGACTGTCGCCTCATAGGAGACGTTTCTCCCTGAGTATCGGAAGCCGAAGGATTCAAGTTCACTCCGTAGCCAACCATCGGGAAAGCGGATGTCCGCAGTCGAGATCGCGATCTGTAGGCCTTCCATGAGTTGTTGCTTGCTCTGGCTTGTGAATTTGAAGCCTTCGGTTCTTCGACAGACCTTGCGAAGATCTTCGACGATCGGATCGCCGACTCCGGTCGAGTCGATCTGCGCCGGAGCGTTCTGAATCATCTTCGCGAGTCGCTCGCGCGTCACGTTCCAAGGAGCCTGCCACCGTTCGAGCCGACAGACGCGGCCCTCGGCATCGAGGCCGACTGCGACCGTCCAGTCCTGCGACTTCGCGAGGTCGACTCCCCAAGCCTCTGGAGTTGCTGCCGACATCGGCGCGATGCAAGCGCGGATCGCATCGAGGCCGAAGGGATTCCCTCCGTCTTCTGCGGGAATTCCTTCGAGTTCTTGATCGGCGATCGCCTTCGGCAGACTCGCTCGCATGGCTTCGACTTCCGCAGGATCGAGAAACGGATTCGACATCGAGCCGATTCGGAACGCGGCCC